CAGGTAATAAAGCTAAAGATGCTTTCTTAAACCGCTGGCCTGCATTGGCTAACTTAACAGAGAAAGTAAAGAACGTAGCTCAACAACGAGGTTACTTACGTGGACTTGATGGTCGTCGTATTTACACTGAAGAAGCATACAAAGCATTCAACTACCTTATACAAGGTACTGAAGCTATACTAATGAAACGTACTATTGTACGAATCAACGAAGCCTTTGAGAAAGAAGGTATAGAAGCGAAGCAATTACTGTTTTACCATGATGAATGTACGTGGGAAGTATCTCCTGAAGATGCTATCAAAGCAGAACCAATCATACGTAAGTGGTTTATTGAAGCACCTAAAGAATTAGGTGTAGAGATAATGGAAGCAGGCGATTGTAAAATAGGTAACGATTATTTAGAGGTGCACTAATGCCATATATTGAAAGAAAAAGAAGAGAAGAACTGTTTGATGATTCACCTAGAAATGCAGGTGAAATACAATACTTAATAGCAGATATAATAAAGGACTATCTTACAGACAACGGTCCGTATAACTATCAGACACTCAATGATGTTATGGGTGCTTTAACTGGAGCTCAACTAGAGTTCTATCGTAGGGTGGTAGCACCTTATGAAGATAAAAAGGAGTTACTCAATGGATCAGTATACTAGTCCTCGTATAGTTACTATGTATACCAAACCTAACTGTGAATTTTGTGAAAAGGCAAAAAACTTATTGCATTCCCTAGAGAATTGTGTTATAAATGAAGTTCGACTAGATAAAGAACCTCAATTTATAGATGATGTTAAAGAAAGGCTAGGCAATACTGTACCACAAATAATAATTAATGGTCTCCACATTGGGGGCTATGATCATTTAGTTGAATACGTAGATACATGGAGTTAATAGAAGTATTCTTCCTGTTGATAGGCATAATACTGTTTCAGTCTTATCAGCTATGGAAGTTAGATAAGAAGGCCGACGAATTACTTGAGATAGTAATCGGCCTTCATATGGGTGAACTTGAAATAACAAAGGTAGAAGATGATGAGTACTAATATATACATTGACGGAGACATTCTAGTATACCAGTCTATTTGGGGTGCTACAAGTAACAAAGATATTAAGAAAAAGTTAGACCAAACAATAACTAATATAATGTCAGACCTACAAGGCGGTAATGGCATGATAGCTATCAAAGGTATAGGTAACTTTAGAAAGGATATTTACCCACCATACAAAGGTAATAGAAAGAAAGAGTTAACTCAAGAAGAAAAGGAATTCTTTGAATATGCTTACAACTATTTAAAAAATGGTTGGAAAGCAGTAACAGCAGATGATATGGAAGCAGATGATCTGTTAGCTATATGGCAAACAAAAGATCCTGGTATTATAGTAAGTATAGATAAAGATATGTTACAAGTACCAGGGCTACACTATAATACAAGAAGAAAGGATTATACTAATATATCTGAAGAAGAAGCTTCGTTGTTATTACATACTCAAGTAATGATGGGTGATTCTACAGATAATATTCCTGGGCTTAGAGGGATAGGTAAAGTTAAAGCAGCTAAAGTATTAGTGAATGTACCTATGGATCAACACTTAAATAAAGTAAAAGACTTTTGGAAAGAACAGTATGGTAGAGGTTGGGAAGACAATATGCAACTCAACATGGATCTTATATACTTAAGGAGAACACTTGATGATCGCTATGATATCCGAACAGGACGAAGAGCTGTTGAAGACTTACAACATAAGAGTGGAAAAGAATTGGAATCATCCAGACGAGTATCAAGCGACATTCGTGAAGGGTTGGGTGAATCTAATGACAACTGGGGAGACGAGAGAACAAGCAGTATATAGACTAAAAGAAATACTTGCAGCAGAAATCTTAATTAACAATCCTAAATTAAGTGTGGAATCTGCATTTGAACAATTAATAATGTGTAACAAGCTAGGAGTATAGCAATGGGTAGAATAATTAGAAAGACTAACTGTGATTCTTGTGGTTCATCTAATAATAAATGTGAATACGATGATGGGTCTACATGGTGTTTCACTCCAGACTGTGAGGGTAACAAGAAAGCATTTGCTAAGAAAGAAGAAAATACTGTTGTACCAATAAAGTCTTTACCCTTTGGTACATCAGCTGAACGTAATATATCTACTAAGATATGTGAGATGTTTGGTGTTACAAGAGAAGTATCCTCTGATGGAGGTACTAGTGCCGTATACTACCCTTACTATGAGAACAATGTAGTAGTAGGTAGTAAGAAAAGATTATTCCCTAAAGACTTTAGAGTAGAAGGAAGACTACCTCTTACTTTATTCGGTCAGAATATATTTGCTGGAGGTGGTAAGCGTATTGTTATTACTGAAGGTGAAGAAGATACTCTTGCTGTAGCAGAAGCATATAGTAAGTATAACACAGGTATAATTTATCCTGTAGTCTCTATACCTTCTGCATCTAACTTAAAGGCAGTAGTAGAGAATCGAGATTACCTTAGATCATTTGAAGAAGTTATACTATTCATAGATACAGATGAAGCAGGTGATATAGCAGTAGATAAGTTAGCTAATGCTATTGGCTTTGATAAAGTAAAGGTAGCTAAGACACAACACAAAGATGCTTCAGAAGCTTTAACTAACACAGGACATATGGCATTACTCAGAGGTATATGGGATGCACAACAATACAGTCCTCAAGGTATTATTACTGGTGAAGATCTGTGGAGTAAGTTAGTAGAATATAATGAGATAGAATCTTTACCTTACCCGGAGTGCTTCTCAGGGCTTAATGATAAAATTAAAGGCATGAGGCTAGGTGAAATAAGCTTATGGGTTTCTGGTACTGGTGCAGGTAAGTCTACTATGCTAAGAGAAATAGTATTAGATATAATCGATAAGACTAATGAAAAGATAGGTATCATTGCACTCGAAGAAAGTCCCGCTGAAACTACTAGAAAGCTAGCTGGCATGGTTATAAACAAGAATCCAGCTGCAGATAAGATAGAGCTAGATGAACTAAGAGTAGGCTTCGATAAGTTTAAAGATAGAGTACTAGTGTTAGATCACTGTGGTTCTATGTCTAATGGTATTATATCTCAGCTAGAATACATGGCTTTATCTGGGTGTAAGTACTTGTTCATTGACCACATAACTATACTAGTATCTGAAGGCTCCGATGGGCTAACGGGTAACGAAGCTATAGATAAGGTAATGAATGATCTACTAAGAATAACCAAGCAACATAACGTGTGGATAGGTTTAGTGTCTCACTTAAGAAAGATGGGTACAGCAGGTCAATCATTTGAAGAAGGCAGATTACCTACTGTAGATGATATACGTGGTTCTGGTTCTATCAAACAAATATCTCACGATATACTAGCCTTTGCTCGTAATATAACTGCAGAGAAAGAAGAAGAAAGAAACACAATCAGACTATCAGTATTAAAATCAAGATATACTGGTAAGACAGGTCCAGCAGGTACTTGTAAGTTTGATTATGAAACAGGCAGATTACACGATGGATTATACGATGATATGTTAGATGGCCTTAATATATAATTGAAGTCCATTATTAAAAGGGAATACCTAAATGGAAGATAACTTGAAAGACCCTCTAAATGAAGTGGTGGATTATCTAATAACAAAAGTTTCTAGTGTAAATATGAATAACCCTAAAGCAAATAAGGGTGCTCAGATTTTACGTACTATATCTAGCTTTAAAGAGAGCTTACCTAATATAGTACAAGTAGCTTTCGATAAGATGTCCTCTAACTTTACTAGAGAATATCCTGAACAACCTATAGGTCTAGCTAAAGTTACACAAGTAAGTACAGGTATTGGTGAACACGTATTCACTAGATACTTCAATGCTAAGTGTAGCTTTCATCAGTCAATAAGGACAGGTGACTTAGTGCTAGAAGCCTATGTACAATCAGGCTTTATTACAGTTAAAAGGGCAGAAGGCTTTGGCGCTTACAATGCTCAAGCACCTTATATGATTGAACCAACAGACCGTTGGGAAGAGATAGGTGAGTTTAAACTTATTGAGAGCAAAGGATTACTCGTATATACAGTAGATGTGATACCTGAAGCTATAAGTAATATAATGCAACCTAAGAACTACCCTTTAATAAAACGATGGGGTATATCAGCACCTCAAGAACAGAAAGATAAATTTAATAATGTTTATATTAACTCATCTTTTGTTAGAGCAGCTAATAATCTACAACAAACCTCCTGGAAGATAAATCCAAAGGTATTAGATGTTCTTATAGATAAAATAGAAGATATACTACCTGAAGATACACCTATGTATGAAGATGCTATACCTAAATCAGTATTAAAGACTGCATATGAGAAGTATCAGAAGAACCCTTCTTCAGCTAACAAACAAGCGTATAATACTATAGCTAAAGAATGGGAAAAGACTTTAAGACCTCTACAAGTTAGAGCTAAACGTGCAGAGATTAAAACTACTTTAGGTAAAGCTAAACAACTAGCTGAGTGGCCTAGGTTTTATTCTTTAGTAGATCTAGATTACAGAGGTAGAGTATACTACAAAGAACCTTACATGAACTATCAAGGTAACGATATGGCTAGAGGGCTTATGTCCTTCAGTGAATCTAAATTAATTGATGGTGAAGGTAAGAGAGCTTTAGCTATACACACAGCTAACTCTTACAATGAGAAGTATGATGTAAATAAAATACCTAGCTGGGTAGAAGAAGACTATAATGATATGCTTATTAAAGAAGGCATAGATACCATAAGTGTAGATAAGTTTTCTCTTGAAGATAGAATAAACTGGTTTAATAATAACTGGGATCTGATAGAGAACACAGCTAACAATAGCATCTTACATAAATGTGAGAAGCCAGTAGTGTTTCTAGCTTGTTGTATAGAGTGGTGTGATATAGCTGATATGGAAGATGCAGGTGAAATGCCAACATCAAGTATACCTGTAGCTATTGACGGCACATGTAATGGTTACCAACATTCAGCCGCACTATCTAGAGATAATAAGACAGGTAACTTAGTAGCACTACAAGACAGCGCAGTACCACATGACTTATATGTTAAGGTAGCTCAAAAGATAGTTGAGTTAGCTCCTGATTTCTTTGTAAACAGACCTATGTCTTATGCAGAGATACGTAAGTTAATCTCTAAGAGAGCTACAATGACAAGAGCCTACTCTGCAGGAGCACAAACAATAGCTGAATCAATGTACTCTGATTGTGTACAGGCTGGCGCAGATGAACAGTATAATATAACTCAAATAGATTGTGATGAGTTAGCCCCACATATACTTAAGGCTATTGAACATGTGTGTCCTGGTTCTCAGACAACAATGAAGTTCCTACAAGACTTAGCGCAATGGGAGCTAGGTACTTTCGAGTATCAAGACCCTGATGGTAATAAGATATCTAACTCTACTATAAGTAAGTACAAGAAAGAAGCTCGTATAGCTAACAAAGAACAAAGAGCTAACCCTACTGTAGAAAACACACTAGTATTAAACAAGATTAACTCTAAGTTATCTGAGTGTAAACTAGTATTAGTTAAAGGATATGCAGGTGATGACATACGTTGGATGACTAAGTCAGGCTTCCCTGTTATATACAAGGTTAATGCTACACGACAAGACACTTGTAAGTCTACCTTACGTGGTGTAATTGGTGGTGCATCTAAACAACCAGGGCGTATCAATCACGTAGCTAAGATATACTTAGATACAACAAACAGAAGAGAAGCTAGCGCAGGTATCTCTCCTAACTACATTCATTCACAGGATGCTACTCATATGGCACTAGTGATAGATAAATTCGGTATCAACTTCGGTGCAGTACATGATAGCTTTAGTTGCCATGCCTCTGATGTTGAATTATTAAAACAAATAACACAAGAAAAATTCGTTGAGATGTACAGCAACGATAACCCCTTGGAAGCAGTTAAAGATTGTGTAACAAATAATAACTGCACCATAGAAGTACCAGAGCTTGGTGACCTAGATATATTCGAAGTCATTGGTTCACGTAACTTCTTTTCATAGGTGAAACATGACAAACAAAACTCATTACAATTGGTTTGCTTTGCGTGATCGGTACTTACTTAGTAAAAATAAAAAACCACTAATGACTGATGAACGCTACTGTGAGATTGAAGGTATTGACCCCGATACTTATGCATACAACAGAGAGAATATGCGTGATTATTTTATTAGTAAACAAGATGATGCCAATATAGGTGCAGAACAGTATGATCTATTCTTAGCACACAACGGTATATTAGAAACAAAGGAAGAAGAACATGGAAGATAGACCAAAGAAATCCTATAATGTAGGTGCAGAGATGTATAGACAAGGTATAATTCCTATGGAATCCGAAATGAATATGGATGATATGGAACTAGTAGAAGAGTTAGATCTAAGTCCTAGTTTAGCTTACACACCTAGTATTAACAAAGCTGCAGCTGAAGCTCAACGTCAACGTAACATTAGAAATGGTATGACAGAAGGGCTTACTAAAAGTAAGGCAATAAAAGTAGCTGATAAAGCTTATAACGAAGCTAGAAAACTGGCTAGAAAAATAATGAGATAAAATAAAATTACCCCCAAAGTACTATTATGTACTCTGGGGGTATTTAAGTTTAAGC